CTCCGGAAAGCTTGTTTTGAGGTCATGCAGGCCCTTAAACTGACAAAACCTCAGGACGACCCTGTATACCAATTCATTCTGAAAAAGGAACAGGAAGGCAAGCCCTACAACGTAGCCAAGATGGCCGGTGTAAACAAGTTCCTCCGAATCTACTACGCAAGAGCCATGGAACTCTACCGGTAGACCTCTTTCATTATACACAAATTTTTCAAGCCCGCAATCTGGTGGGTTAACTTTCTGCGCTCTTTTTTAGGAACAACAGAGCAAAATTTATACTTGACAAACATTAGCTAGATTTATCTAACTGTCATTCTGAGCGTGTTGCAGAGCGCAGCGAGTTTTCTAATCTTTATGCTTGCCGGTGGCAAGCATACCTCTGCAAATGCGAAGCATCCCCATCTTAAGAATTTCCGCACTATCGTAGGGGATTCTTCGTCGCTATGCTCCTCAGAATGACAGAATAATTAGCCCGCTAAACCGGAATTTGTTGCATTCAGTGGGTCGCTTCCCAGTGGTGGAAGTTGCCCCGGAAATAATAGGGACTTGCCTGCCTTATCTGGGAAAGACCCGGGCAGCCTACCGGCAGAAAGGTCTCCCAATCCAACGTCTCCGGGCCGATGCCGTCAAAGATCCGGTCACCGGGAGCAAGGGGAATATTCTGGGGCAGCACCAGCAGAAATTCCCGGCTAAACCGTCCTTCCGTCCACACATCCTTGTAGTGGTAAAAGGCCTTGGCCTCCTGCCGCAGCAGCTGCCCCTTCCGGGGTCGATAGACCGTAACGGTACGGTCACAAAGTTCATAGGGAAAAGGCATCAGCTCACCCCTCGGTAAATCTCCAAGTATCCGGAAGCGTTCTGCAGCAGCTGCTGCTGAAGGGGAATATCATTTTGCTGATACCGCACCCGGACGCCACCCACAGAGGTCTCCAAATATTGGTGCTTCCGCTCCCACTTCGCCAAGGCCTCCGCCACGGAGCAGATGGCCATTTTCCGGCTGTCAGGGCCGTAGGGGGTCACCCGGCAGCAGCGTTCCAGCTTCTCCAGCCACCGGACGGCAGCGGCCCGCAAGGGGGAAAATTCCCCCTCCGGGATCATGCTCCCCTCATAGTCCGTCCGGTAAAATTCGTAGTCCGGCATATTATGCACCGATGGCGATGTCCTGCAGCACCGCCGCCTTCAAGGTGTTTTTCAGCGCCACGCCGGCCACCAATTCCACCTCGCCGGTCTTGACAGCGCCGGGAGCGGTCAGGTCGGGCAGGTAGCTGACGATGACGCCGCTGCCCTGGGGAGAAATGCCGTGGAAGCCATCCAGGCCCAGGCAAACCGCATAGATGCAGGTCTTGCCGTTCTCGGTTGCCACCACATCGGCCGTGGTCTCGCCGTCGTAGTACTTGCCCATGTCCACCATGGGGATACCGGCGTAGGTCTCCACGGTGCGGCCGAAGGCATCGGTGGTGCGCTCGTAGTAGCCGGCGCGGCGGGCAATAGACCGCAGCTTGATGAGCATCTGGGTGTTCATCAGCAGCATGGAGGCAGTACCGTCCAGGGTAGCCAGGAACGCGTCCATTTCATCCAGGAAGGCGTTGTAGTTCTCATCCAGCTCCGCGGAGGTGGTCAGAGAGACCGTAGAAGAAATCTCGTTCTGAGTGCCGGACAGCAGCTTGCGAAGGCCATCGAAGCCACCGTTTTCCGTGTCGCCGTTGATGACCATGTTGTGGAAGAAGTTGGCGGTAGCCTTGATCTTCTGCTCCGCCTGGAAGGCCAGCTCGTCGGCCGCGCCGGCGGTGTTCTGCAGCACCCGGTCCAGCTGGAAAGCGCCGCCCATGATCACGGCGTTTGTGGTCTTCTTCTCCCGCTTTGCCTCGCCGGGTGTGTACTCGCTGCCGATGGTACGGACAGCAGCGGTGGCAGGGGTCTTCAACTGGATGTAGCCATAGGTGAGGGTGCTGCCGCCGGTGCCGGGGGCAATGACATTGTCAAACACCATGCCGTCCAGAAGCTGAGAACTGCGGCGGAACATATCCACCACCTGCTGATCCACCTTATCCGCCATACCGATCTTTGCTTCGTTCAGAGTAATTGCCATAATGTAAATCTCCTTTTTCATAAATTATTTTTTCTTTCATAAATTCGTATTTATCGCTTCATTCTGGCGCGCAAGGCGCCGGCCAATGTGGTGGGTTCGTTTGTGCTGCCAGGGTTGCCATTGCCGGTATTCTTTGCGTACCGGGGCGGCTGATGGGTTTCAAACAGATAGCCGTTTTCCTTCTTCACCGCCGCTACGGCCTCTGCCACAGCGCCCTGCACATCCTCGGCCTTCGCCAGGGCATCCATATCCAGCAGCGCCGTAATGGCCTTCTGATTTCTGCCGCCTGCAGCGCCGATGGCTAGGGCCACCTGATGCTGCAGATTCATGCTTGCGATCTGCGCTGAATGAGCCGCCAGAATCGATTCCGCAACTGCTTCATCCAGTCCCAACCCTTCCAAAAATTCCTTGTCCAATTCTCTTACCTCCTTTCTTCAAATTCCAGTTTATCGCTCCGTTTACACTGTCATTCTGAGGGTGCAACGCACCCGAAGAACCCCCATCTTAAGAATTTCCGCACTATCGTAGGGGATTCTTCGCAGGCTTTGCCTGCTCAGAATGACAGCATAATTGGCTTGATAATTTGGAATTTAATTTTCAATTTCCTGCCGGCATATATTTCTCCCGGATGGCCTTTCTCTGCTGCTCCGTCTCTGCCGGAAGTCCAAACCGCCAGCCCAACGCCACCTCCGGAGCGATCAGCCCCATGGTCACCATCTCCTTGTAGTCCGCCCAGCGCTTTTCCTCGTCAAACAGGACACCGTTGCCCCAGTCGATCCGCGCCTGCTCCACCTTTCCTGGGATACCGAACACCGCCGCCAGCGCCCCGCAGAGCGCCAGGGTCTCCTGTACCGCCGCGGCCCACATATTCTGAAAATCCAACACCGTGAGACCATGCTCCGTCTGACTGGCTGAAATTTCCGTAGCTGTCCGCTGATCCAGATTGGCATCACACAGCAGCCCTCGCTTGATGCCGATCAGCGACTCGATGTTGCGCAAATACTCCTGCTTTCGGTTGAGATACGACTGCTCCCGCAGCTGCGGCGAAAACAAGGTGATGCCCAGCTGCTGGGGATCTTCATCCAGCCCCACGAACACCGAGTCCGTCAGCTGACCGCCATCCAGCAGATCAGAGGAAACGAACACCCGGCTCTGTCCCCGGGAAAACTCCCCGGACAGCTGATGCTCGTTTTCATCGATGGCCCGAATCAGCCCCGCCGCCGCAGCGTAGACGCTGACCCCCTCCGGGGAAGCATCCACGCAGTTGAGCATGGGCGTTTTCAGCCGCACCAGCCCCAGCCCCAAGGGGCTTTCGTAGGTGTAGCTGTCCGGCAATTCCGCGTACAGTGGGTGGCTTTGCAGCGGCACCGGCGTCCCTAAAAGTCCCTCCGTAAAGGAGCGATACAGCCGGTTTTCGATGGTGAGAAAGCCGTTTTCGTCGTTTTTTCGCCGCTCCAGCAGGGTGTAGGTGGCAGTGCCGTCCTGGCTTTGCTCCAGTGTTCCCACATCCGTAGGGTTGCCCCTGGCATCCCGGCCGAAGATTAGAATTTGATTTCTTGGGATCAGGGTGAAGCCGAAGCCTGCGGCCTCGGGCCAGGGCTTCAGCCAGCACTCGCCGCCCACCAGAGTCAGGGCCACGGCCTTTTCTTTCAGCCGCCCCAGCTCCTCTAAAATTTGCCCCGTCAGCTCCTCCCGGGCGGTGACTGTGTATTCCCCGAACACCGCCTTTGTCAGCTTACTGACCAGGGTGTAGGCGATCCGCTGACAGGGATCCCGCCCGCTTTGGATCTGATCCCCATAGTAAAGCTCGAACCAGTCAGCGATGGCCGTTTGCATAGCGGAGGAAGTCCGATCCTTCGCCCCAAACGCCTCCTGACAGCTGTAAATATCCATACATGCTCCTTTCAACTAATTCCGCATCACGCTCATACAAAAATACCGAATATCGTCCATGGCGTGATCGTTTTCTTTTACCGGCACATCCCTGGCGGCATCGTCCTGCCAGACATAGAGACCGAACTCCCGGATGGTGTCCTTGCAATTCTTTCCGATCCGCAGCCGCCCCTGCTCCAAAAGCGACCCCACCAACCGAATACCCGGCAACACCCGGTTGTCCGCCCGCCGCGCCCGGAAGCGCTTTCGTTTCCGCATCAGCGCGATCATGCTGGCCGCCGAGGGGTCGATGATCACCCGCTCAATGGGCAGGCCGCCTGCCAATTCCAGGAGCGCCTCATGGTATTCCTCATCGGTCATGAGCTGCCCGGTAGCCCGACCGTCGTGGTAAAACTCCCGCAGCCGCACCGCAACACCCCCGGACACCGCCCAAAGCCCCGCCGAAAAGGGATTGTGCACGCCGTAATCCACGGAAATGTAATACTTCACCGCACCGGGGAATCCCCCGTCATTATGCATGAGCTCCACCGTGTGCCGTGCCGGATCAAAATCATAGATGCGGCCTTCGGCGGCGCACCACTGGCCCAGCACATACCGGCGGTAAAAAAGTCCCGTATAGAGCCGCGCGTACCGTTCCTTCACCGCTGCCGGCAGCGCCGGATTGTCGGCCATGGTGAAGTGAAGCCGCAGCAGCCGCTTTTCCCGGCACTTGCAGACCCACTCCCGGTAGAACCAGTGCTCCGGCGACCCGGGATTGCAGGAAAACCACAGCTTTGCCCCTGAAACGCTGCACCGGGCCGCCGCCTGCTCCACAAAGCTGCGGGGCATCAGCACCACCTCGTCCAGCAGCGCCCCCGCCAGGGTGATGCCCTGGATCAGCATGTAGGAGCTTTCGTCCTGACCGCCGAAAAGGTAGTAGGTATTCACCCGATCTCCCAGCCGGATGGTCAGCTTGTTCTCCGCCCGGTTTTCGGAGATCTGCATGAGACCGCCCAGCCAGTCGTGGAGGGGCAGGATCAGATTTCGCCGCAGAGCGCCGACAGTCTTGCCGCACAGCGCAAAGGTCTGCCGGTGAAACCGGCTCATACTCCACAGGAAAAAGCCGCAGGTGACGGCCATAGTCTTGCCGCTTCGCACCGCGCCGTCGCAAAGGATGCCGTCCAGGTCACGGCTCTCCGGCTGATTCCACCAGCACAGGGCCAGCCTCTGGCGCTTGCTGAAGTTCCGGAAGGTCATGGGTGTCGATCACCTCCCCGGTGCTGCGGACGATGGCCTCCAGCAAAGTGTTATCCGGGGGCGCCAAGCCGCCCTCTCCCAGCCCCAGGAGACGGCACAGCAGCTCCAGGGCCTTTAATTTGTCGTAAAGCTTCACCTTGATGCCGCCGGTACCCTTTTCCAGCGATGCGATGGCCGCCCGCTGCATGGGGGTCAGCTTCGCTGTGTCGGTGACGGTGAGGGCGCCGTCGGATACCTGTAAAAATTCCGTAGCATCGGCGGTGGCGATGGCCCGCAGCTGAAACAGCAACTGCTCCGATGTGATGGTTTCCAT